AAAAGAAAATGGAACGATTCATGAAGTTTTTGGAATTGTTATTTTAGATAATCAAAAAAAATTGTTTTTATTATATAGTAATTTTGAAGTTCTTGATACAGAGTTAGAAATTGTAGATGGAAGAATACCTTTTGATTGGCATTGGAAAATAATAAATAAAGAATGGTGTAAGATAATTATAGGTCCACAAAAATTGACAAAAAACCTTATTTATGCTGCATATCATTGGGAAGGAGAAGAAACTTTAGAATACAAAAAATTACAATCTGATGAAATGAAGAAAAATTGGCAAAAAAATTAGAAAAGTTAGCTACCGATACTCCACAAAAAGTTGGAACAACACTTAAACAAGTTGCTGAGGAAACAATAAAAGAAGTGAAAGGGCAGACCCCTGTAGATACTGGGCAGTTGAGAATGGGTTGGCACAGAGAAGATGGTGGAAATTTTAAACAGTTAATTTTTAGTAATGTAGAATATAGCATTTTTGTTGAGTACGGTCATAGAGTTAGACACTCGAATAAAGTAGTGCCTGGCGTATTTATGTTGAAAAAAACTATAGAAAACTTAGAGCCTGTATTTAAAGATAAAATAGGTTCGACAATAAGAGCGGAGTTTGAATAATAATGGAATTTATGGATTTTATAAAAGCCCTGAGCAAAAAAATATACGATTTTACAGATAAAGAAGTTGGAATTGATAATATAAATGCTTTGACTAGACCGTGCTATTATATCCAAGTAATTGACTACAAAAATGAGTTTTTTGCGAATTATAAAAAGCGGATATTTATTAGTGTTGATATTATATATATTCCTGAAAATGATGAAAATAATACAATGGAAGTTTATAAAGCGCTTGATGAGTTGGATAATATATTTGAAATTAAAGGTAATAAGATTTTAAAAGTTAAAGATAGATATCTAACTTTAAAAAATGAGCACACAAAAGTAGTCGATGGATTAGGTCATTATATGTTTGATTTAGACTTATTCGATGTATATGGAACTGATTTAAGAAGTTTTGATAATAGCCTTGAAATAATAAAAGAGGTGTTGAATAATCCTGATACTGAAGAGACAGAATATGAAATGTTAAAAAAATTACAATTATTTGATGAAAAAGGGGAAAAAGTGCCGTTATTTGATGAAAATGATAATTTAATTAGTGAAGAAGTGTTTAAAAAATTATCGTTATTTGATAAAAATGGAGTTCCTTTTAGTTATAAAACAATGAAGAATTTAAAAATAAAAAAATTAGGAGAGTGATAAAATGGCAACAATTGGACAAATTAATCCAAGTCCTAATATCGGTATTGCATTTAAGACTTTGGCAAGAACAGCTATTCAAAGAAGTGAGAAGGGTATTGTTTGCTTGATTTTACGAGATACTAAGGCTAGCCAAAAATGGTACACTTTTAAGGCTATATCCGATGTTGAAACGAGTAAATGGGATGAACATAGTGTTAAGTATATAAATTTAGCAATGCATTATGGGGCATTTAAAGTATTGGTAAGAGTTGTGCAAAGTGATGAAGACACAAATAAAGTGTTGAAAGATTTGGAAATGAGAAAATTCAACTGGTTAGTTTATCCACAAGCATTGGAAGCAGAAGACCAAACGGTTGTAAATTGGGTAAAGCAGCAATTTGGAAATACTGGTGCAATTGGTAAAACTGTAAAATATGTGTCAAGTTTTGCAAACAATACAGACCATGTGGCTATTGTAGAACTTGCGAATGGTGGGACATATAAGTCTATTTATGGAGATTTTACAGCTCAAGAGTATACAGTGGCAATAGCTGGACTTATTGCGGGTATGCCGTTAAACCGTAGTGCAGATAATTACACTATGAGTGATTTAAAATCTGTTGAAGACTATGAACCTAAACTTGGTAAATTTAGTTTATACAACGATGAAGAAGTGGTTAAAGTGAATTATGGAGTTAATTCTAAAATTACATTTGATAGCACTTGGAAAAAAGATACAAGAAAAATTAAAGTAGTTGAAGGTATGTGCTTTATTGCCGATGATATAAGAGATACTTTTAAAAATTATTGGCTTGGAAACTACATAAATGATTATGACAATAAAATGAATTTTTGCTCAAATATAACTAAAGTATATTTCAAAGAGATGTCACCAAATGTGTTAAACGGGGATTATGACAATAAAGTAGAAATTGATATTGAAGCACAGAAAAAAGTAATAATTACAGATGGGCTAGAAGTAAATAGTATGACGGATTTGGAAATTTTACAATATCCGACTGGCGATGATGTTTATTTAACTGGTGATGTAAGGTTTGTAGACACTATGGCTTCACTTAGTTTAGTAATGACAATGTAATAAAGGAGTTGATAAAATGTCGGAAAATATAAAAGGAAATAGAACAATAACAGGAGCTTATGGAGAGTTATGGCTTGATAATGAAAAAGTGTTGGAATTAAAATCTGTAGAAGCTAAAATTACAGCGGAAAGAAAAGATGTACAGTTGGGGATTTCTGTTGACAGTAAAATAACTGGACTGAAAGGTGAAGGAACTATAAAAGTTTTTAAAGTTTATACTCGTGGGAAAAAAATACTTGAAAATTGGGTAAAAGGAAAAGATGTGAGAAGTAGAATAGTCACATCTATAAAAGATCCTGATAGTTTACGTGGACAAGAAGAACGGGTGTCGATTGATAATGTTTGGTTAAATTCGATTGAACTTGCAAAATTTGAAAGAGGAGAAATTGTGGAAGAAGAAATTCCTTTTGGATTTACTCCTAGCGATGTTAGATATGAAAATGCGATAAAATAGGAAAGGTAGGTATGGAATGAAAAATATAACAGTGGAAATGTTGTTGGAAAACAGCAAAAAAATAGAAAAAAAAGACACAGTAAAAGTTAAAGTTGAAGAATTGAATGGAGCTGTTTTAGAATTAGAAGTATTGAACAGAATGGAAATACTGGATATTTTATCCAGTAACAGTACAGACAAAGACAGTGAATTAATTTATACTGCAGGGAAAATATTTAAAGATGAAAAATTGATTACTGAATTGGGTTGTCAAATGAATCCAATTGAAGTTGTACCAAAAGTACTAAGCCAATCTACCGTAGTAAATATTTCGGAATTACTTATGAAGAAAGCTGGATGGAATGAAAAATTTACTGTTGAAGAAGTGGTTGAAGAAATAAAAAACTAATCAAGGGCGACTGGAAAGCAAAAACAGTCGCTCACTATTTAAATTGCGGACATAGTCTGCAAAGTCTAAGGGAATTAAGTAATTCGGAGTTGTTGTTTATGTTTTTTATGATTGGAGGTGGATTAGAGAATGAGTGAATATAAATTGAGTGCTTTACTTGAATTGAAAGATAAGTTTACTAATGTAGCACAAAAGGCTGGAAGTTCATTGGGAATATTGAAAGATAAAGTTGGTGGCATAGCTGGTAAAATAAAAAATTCTTTCAGTGGAGTTCAAGGAGCATTGGCAACTGTTGGAGTTGGTATAGGAGCAGGTACAGCAGTTAGTGTACTAAAATCTTCTGTTGAAGCCTACGCAAATTTGGAAGACCAAGTTAGAAGAAATAAGGCTATAATGGGGGCTACAGTACAACAAGAAAAGCAACTTATGCAACAAACAAGAGATTTGGGTAGATCAACTAAATTTACAGCTCAAGAAGTAGCAGAAGCACAAATGTATCAAGCTATGGCTGGGATGAAAACCAATGAAGTGTTAGAAATGACACCAAAACTTTTGAAAATGTCAATTGCGGCTGGAAGTGATTTTGCTCAAACTTCCGATATAGTCACAGATAACTTGACAGCTTTTGGTATGTCGTTAAAAGATTCTGATAGACTTATGGATGTAATGGTTGCAACAAGTAATAATGCAAATACCAATGTACAAATGTTAGGAGAGGCTTATAAATATGTTGCGGCAACTTCAAGAAATTTTGAAAGTTTTGAAGATGTAAATATCTTATTAGGGGTGCTTGCAGATAATGGAATTAAGTCTGGTCAAGCTGGGCGAAATTTAGCAGGAATTTATAGAAGATTGGCTAATCCATCAAAACAAGTGGGAAATGCTTTAAAAGACTTAAATATTCAACTTTATGACCAGCAAGGACATTTTAGAGGATTAAAAGCATTATCTGATGATTTAAAAATTGCTACGGCAGGTCTTACACAGGAAGAAAGAAATAGATATTTAACAATGATTGCTGGTGGAGAAGGTATGAAAATACTGGCTTCTATTATGGGAACAACAGAAGAAAACTATAACAAAGTTGCTAATGCTGTAAGAAATTCTAGTGGTGCAACGGATAAATTTGCTGATGATATGAGCAATACAACGGCTAACAAAATAGCACAATTTAAATCGGCGATAGATGATTTGAAAATATCGTTAGGAGAAGCATTCGCCCCAATAGCGACCAGGTGGATGGAAGACTTTATGAAAAGAGTTGAAGAATGGCAAAAAAGCGGGGCATTAGATCCTGAAAAATTAAAAGGGCAAGCTGAACAATTAACAAAAGGTGCAGAAATAGGAATGCGAGGAATTATAGGAGCTAAAGGTGCAATTTGGGGAGCTCAATTAGGAACAGCAATTGGTGGACCAGTAGGAACAGCAGTAGGTGCTGCAATTGGTGGAGCTATTGGATATTATACGCCGGAAATAATAAAAGGTTTAATAGAACCGAAAGACCCAAAAAAAGAAAAAGAAAAACAAGAAGCTATAGCTAGAGCTTTTACTCCTGGAGCAAGTCAATTTGGTTATAATTCTAGCGATGGAAAGTTCCGTTATATGGGGTATTCTGATGTTAAAGTGCCTTCGATGGCAGAAGCACAAAAAGAAGAAGCATCGAGAATTGCAAGACAAAAAGAATATGACAGAAGGTCATATGAAGCTTTGCAGAAGGTTGTGCTTGATATAAATGCGGTCAAAGCAAGGATAGCACCACAGCAAAATTTAGCACTTACTCAGCAAGATAAGACAGCACAATTAACAAGTGCAATTTCACAACTTGTATCTAAACAACAAAATAATAATCCCTTGCAACCATTTGATCCGAGCGCTATAACTAATGCTATCAGTTCTGGATTAAGTCCATTAAATAGTTTGCCAAGTCTTTTGAATACTAGTTTGAGCACAATGCAACCGCCAATACCACAACCAGTATCAATAGAACAAGTTATAAATCATCAGGCTAATGCACAAATAGCTGCACAATTGTCAAATATAACAATAAATGACACAGCAAAAATTGAGGGTATAGCTAGACAGATAGCACAGAATGTTAGTCAGAATACATATAACACTATGATGTCAAATTTACAAGCTCAAATTCAAGCATCGCAATAATTAAGAAAGGAGTTTCAATATGAGATCAATATTTATGTTATTGCACGATACAGAACCGTTTATTTTTGTGATTCCACCGTCGGATTTCAAAATTACGAGCAGTCAAAACAGTGAAGTTGTAAAGATATTAGATGTTGGAGAAGTAGCATTAATAGGAGAAAAAAACATAAAAAAAGTCAATTTTTCTACATTTTTACCTGCTAAAAAATCTAAATTTTTTAATTTTTTACTAAATCCTCACTCGCCGATGAGTGGTATAAAAAAATTGGAGAAATATAAAGATAATAAAGAAGTTTTAACTTTGGTAAGTGCTAATTATAGCATTTATTTTAAATGTTATATTGAACAGTTGGAATATGAAATAATAGAGAGAACAGGAGATATTGATATTACAATTGATTTGATAGAAGCTAGGAAACAGACAAGATTGATTGATGATGTTAATGAACTTTATGAGCGATATACTGGGAAGACTTCGCCAATTAAAGAGTATCAACTGGAAGAGAGATTTGAAAATTTAAAGAGTGGATTAAAAAATAAAATAAAAGAAAAAATTGATAGCTTGATTAAAGTTTAAAAAGGAAGTTTGGAAATGTTAAAGATTGTGATTAATGATAAAGAACACATAAAAAAATTTGAAAGAATTACTTGGAAGGGTGGAATAAATGGAACATCACGAACATTAGAAGTAAAATATTTAGATGATAATCAAATTGCTAATTTAGGAGATAAAGTGGAATTCTATGTTGATGCTGATAAATTATTTATTGGTAAAGTTTTTTCTGTTGAAGTTGTTGGAGATAGTAAAATTAGGACTTTTAATTGTTTTGATAACTCCATATATCTTAATAAAAATTATTTTGTGAAAAACTTTAATAAGAAAAAGCCATCACAAATATTAAAAGAAATTTGTGGAGAGTTAAAGTTGGAAGTTGGGAATATACCTGAAGACAAAGTGGATTGCACTTATCCAGCAGTTAATAAGAGTGGGTATCAAATAATTTTGAACGCTTATACGATTCAGCATAGAAAAGATAAAAAAATATATTCTATTGTTAGTAATGATGGAAAAATAGAAGTTGTGGAACAAGGAAGTTTGGCAGATGTTATGTTAAATTCTGAGCAAGATATAAAAAGTTCTAAATATGGTGAAGATATTGAACAAATGGTGAATCAAATTGTTATTTATAAAACTGAAAAAGAAAAACAACAAATAGTAGATAAAGTAGAAAATAAAGAAGACAAGGAAAAATACGGATTATTTCAAAAAGTAATGCAGTATGACAAAGATAGGGATAATATCAGTAACGCTAAAGAGATGTTGAAAAGTGTTGAAAAAACAGGAAATATCACTTGTCTTGGTAATGTTTTGATACAAAGCGGTTATTCAATAGGGATACACGAACCACATACAAACCTTGTTGGCAGTTTTTTAGTAAAAAATGATACGCATACTTGGGAAAATGATATGTATTATTGTGATATAGAATTAACTTTTGAAAATGTGATGGATAAATCCGAATTTGAAGAAAAACCAAAATCAAAAAAATCACAAAGTAAAAAGAGTAAGAAAAACAAGAAAGGTGAGAAAAGCAAGAAAAATGAGAAAAGTAAGAAAAAGGTAGGTGCTAAATAATGAGCATGTTTGAAATACTTAACGATATGATTGATAACGGAGTGCAACAGCAATCCAACAATTTTATAAGAGCTAGTGTCACTAGTCCACCGCCTGAACTGAAAATAAAATTTGATAATGTGGAAGTACCTTCGGAGCAGATATACTGCTCTAATTTTTTATTACCGAATTACCACAGACTTTATAAGATAGACGGTGTGATTGACGAGATAACTATTGATGCATCTACTCAGACAGAAACCGCTAACGGACCCGCTCCGCATACTCACGGGCATTCAACGGTTAAAGGTTCGGGGGCATATAAAAGTCACAAGGATATATGGTTTGAGGATACTTTAAAAGTCGGAGACGAGGTACTGGTACTGATATTAGGCGTACACTATGTGGTAGTCAGTAAAATAGTAAAAATGCCAAGCAACGCGATAGAAGGGGTATGATTATGGACTTTGAAACGCTGTTTTTAAAACAGAATCAAAAACAAGAAAAAGAGGAATTACCCCTTTTCACAGAGTATGCAATTGATTTTGATACATCAGAACCATTGAAAAATGGCGATAGACTTGTTGAATTGACTGGAAATGAGGCACTCAAGGTATGGATATTTAAAGCACTTAAAACTAAAAGAAATTTTTACGAAATACATTCGGATAGTTATGGAAATGATTTGGATGTACATATTGGTACGGTTTATCAAGAAAGTATAAAAAATGCTTTAATTATTTCAGAAATTAAAGACTGCCTGTTGGTCAATCCATACATTTTGGACTGTTATAATTTTGAATTAAAGTACAACAGTGATGACAACCATTTAAGAGTATCTTTTAATGTATCTACTGTTTATGGAGAGAGCGAGGTGAAGTATATTGAATAAAATAGAAGCTAGAAATAATTTTCTGTCTAATCTGGAAAATAATTTTTCCAAAATAGAGGGAACTTTTAATTTTGATATAGCAAGTGCTTATGGGATAGAAGCTGAAAGTATATATAAGTCACTAGAATACTGGGTCAACCAAACTTTTATTGATACGGCGACAGAAGACGAGTTTATAGATTATCATGCGATGCTTTTTGGAGTGACCAGAAAGCAAGGAACTAAAGCAAGAGGAGAAATATTAATAACTGGAAAAGCTGACACTACAATATCCGCAGGATCAATAGTATTAAAAACAGATAGCACAAAGTATAAACTACTTTATGATACAACTATAGCATTCAATGGGAAAGCAATCGCTGAGGTGGAATGTTTGCAAATTGGGGAGGTTGGAAATTGTGCTATTGGTGAGATAGTAAATTTTGAAATAGCTAATGCTGACATCTTTACAGTAACTAATAAAAAAGCTTTCACGAACGGCTATGAAAAAGAGCCTAATGACAGTTTAATATCAAGAGCAAAAGAAAGGATATTAAAACCAGCACATAGCGGTAATATTTATGACTATGAAAAATGGGCAAAAGAAGTGGACGGAGTAGGTAAAGTATTAGTTGAACCACTGTGGAATGGAAACGGAACAGTAAGAGTCAGAATTTCAAATTATAACAATACCTTAGCTGATAACGATTTAATACAAAAGGTAAAAAGAAGGATAGAACAAATTGATGGCAGACCAATCGGAGCCGATGTTACAGTAACAAGTTTTGATGGCAAGAATATTGCTATATCCGTAAGTATTATTTTAAGTCCAGGAGTAAAGTTAAATGTTGTATCTGATTTAATCAGTTCGAAAATAAAGTAGATGATCAAAGACAACACCGCACTGTATACTTTAAATAAACAAGATATTTTATCAATTAACAGAGTTGAGAAGATAGTTTTATCTATTGATGGAGTTGAAGACTGCAAAGTTCTGATAAATAACGATAGCAAAAATATAGCTGTAGATAGCAATGAAATATTAATAGTGACTGGAGTTGTTGTCAATGAACAGTAAAATAAAAGTAATTTCCGAAGTTGCCAGAAACAATTTACAGGTCGATTTAATAAAAAGTTTAATACTAGAATCTCAAAAGATAAAAAATAATATTGAAAAATACAGGGAATTTATTTTTTTAAACTTTTTTAACGAGGAACAAATCCTGAAATATGAGAAATTTATGAATCTAGAAGCAAATTTAGGGTTGAGCCTACAAGACAGACGGGAGAGAATTTTATTTCGTTTATTATCCAAACGAATATTTTCCCCGGACAACTTAAAAGAACAGGCTAGAATATTTACAAATGGAGAAATTGAAGTAACAGAAGTATTTAATGAATATTACTTTATTATAAAATTTACAAGTATTTATGGAATACCTCCTAATTTAAATAATTTTATTAATTTTATAGAGTTAAATAAGCCTGCTCATTTAGGATATAAAATAGTTTACAGTTATATGACATGGGACGAATTTGATAGATATGATAAAACTTGGGACACTTGGGATTTACTAAATTTAAATTGGGATGATATAGAGAAATACAAAGAGTAGGAGGTAAAAAATGCCAGCACAGAAAAAAACAAGTTTAGGACTAAATCAATGGATAGGGAGCGAATATCCGAAAAGAATTGATTTTGTTGAAGATAATAAAATAATAAATGATGAACTGGAAAACAGAGTAAAATACACAGATCTTGCCGAAGAAAATAAAGCTGGAATAGTGGCGTTAGGAACTGCTTCAAATACAGCTCTAGAGGGAAAGAGGTTAGCAGAAATAATCGGAATAGAGTACGGAGGTAATATACAGGACGTCGGCAATAAAACTAGAGGCAGGTTCTACTATGACAGTGTAACGAAACATTACTACGAATGTATCGCGGACACAAATTTAACATATAATGATGTGTCAAAATTCAGGGCGATTTCTAACAAACCGCTTTCAGACAAATTAGAAGATCTATACGAAGTTATACCGGGCGTTTTAAACGCGAATCAGATTGCTGGATTTACCTCTGCAACTCTATATAAAAAGGCAGGAGTGGTATTCTTGAACATAGATGATAACCAAAAATTAAATGGCAGAACTAACGGAAGTTTAATTTTAACACTTCCAGACGGTTTCAGACCCCGAAGCAAGACAAGTTTCTCAGGAAACACAAGTGTAGGACAGGCTTGTGTTTTTAATGTTGAAGTTGATGGTCGCGTAATTCTGATGTCAAATATTAAACTATCAGGATACTTGTATTTCAATGTTAGTTTCTTAGCAAAATAATAGAAAGGAAAATAAAAAATGAATATTGTGATTTATGATAAAAAAAGTCTTGAGATAATAGCGAGACCTATTGTTACCAATCTGGAAGATTTCAAAAAAGAGCCGAATTTATTTTATCCAGACTGGGATTCAAAAAAACACATTTGGAATGAATTGGAATATCAAAATCCAGTTCTCGAAAATGGAAATTTAAGAGAAGCTACAAGAGAAGAGTTGTACAAGGCTGGAAAATATACTTTAGCTGGAAATGAATTGATAGAAAACGGAAAAATCAAGGCAGTTGAATTATCTGAGTTTGAGTATATCGAAGATAATCAGATCAAGTATAAGAAGGAAGAGAAGATTGAAAAATTGAAACAGGAGCTTTACGAATTAAGACTCGAAAGGGAGAAAAAACCTTTTGAGTTTGAAGTTAAAGGAACAAAGTATTTACAGCATAACAGGACAATAGACCAGTCCAATATAACTAAGATTTTATTCAGCTTAGTTTTAAAATTCATTCTTGGATTAATGGGCAAAATAGCCAAAGGTACAAAACTGGACTTCACTCAAGTTATGGCTAATTTGATGAATGTAGAGTACAGTAACTGGAAGTTCTATACCGAGGACGGATCCGAAAAGTATGTAAATGTAAGCGTTCAGAGATTTATTGAAATGAGCGAGATAATGAGAAAGCACACAACTGTTTCGATGGTTGCCGAGACAACATTGTCGCGCAGTTTGGAAAACAAGACAGTTGAGGATCTGAAAACATTTGACGCCGAAGCAGAATACAATAAACTGTTTGAAAGTGAAATAAAGCAAGGATAGGAGGTTTCTATGCAGTTAGAAAAAGACAAGCTATATATATGTTTCCACAAGCCCAAGAGACTGATAGGGCATTTGATAGCCTTGTGGACTCTTGGAAAATATTCACATGTTGAATTTATTTACAATGGTCAAGTTTTTTTATCTAATCCCGGAGGAGTTAGGACAAGGAAGTTTGAGTATCAGAAAAATATGGAAATTTATGAGCTTGATAAAAATATCGATCCCAAAGATGTGATTGAATTTTTTAGAACAGCTCAAGGCAAGGGCTACGATTATTTAGGAATTTTAGGGCAATTTTTCTATGCTGACAAGGTGCAGGACGATAATCGATATTTTTGCAGTGAGTTTTGTTTAAATGCAATGGATTATGCTTTACAATTTACGTTGACTTATAAAGGTAAATCGTTAAAAGATAGGGTTGGTTATCAGTTCAATCCATCTAAACTATTTAAGTATTTAAAAAATATGGAATTAATAAAAGAAAAGGAAGCGATTTGAATGAATATAGAAAAATTGATATGCACAGAAATAGAATTGGACGGTAAAAAATATAAAGTTGTTGGAATAAAATTTGAAAAAGATAACATAATATTAAATGTTGAAGAAATAAAGGAAGTGATGTAGATGTATGTATTAAGCAAATTAAGTTTAAAAAGACTAGAAGGAGTTCATCCGAAACTTTCAGAATTGTTTAAGAGGGCGATATCTGGCAGTCCCCACGATTTCATGATAGTACAAGGATTAAGAACGGCAGAGTATCAAAAAGAGTTATATAGTCAAGGACGGACAAAACCTGGCAAAATTGTAACAAATTGCGATGGGTATACGCATAAGTCAAATCATCAGGCTAAAAGTGATGGATATGGGCACGCTGTCGACTTTGCAATTTACGATCCATCAATTCCAGGAAACATTGATTGGGATAACAATAAAAAATATAAAGAGGTTGCGGAACATTTAAAAAAGGTTGCGGATGAGATGAAAATAAATATTGAGTGGGGTGGAGATTGGAGAAAATTCAAAGATTACCCACACATTGAATTAAAATAGTAAAAATAGGAGATGATAATAATGGATAAATTAGCAGCAAAAATATATTTGA